CCAACAAGGCCATCAGCGCCGCCCTCTCTGCACCGGCACAGCCCGCGAGCGGGGAGGCTGTGGCTTGGGTGACTCCGGATGATGTGGCTGACTTTGGCAAAGGCCCCGGCGAAAGCATTTTCATGTTCGCAAAACACGGCAAATGGACCGTGCCACTTTGCCTTGCCACCCCACCCGCCAGCCAGGAGCAGGCCCGCATTGCTCAACTTGAGAAAGGCTACCACAGCGCCTGCAAACTCGTCGCCGATATGCACGCTGCTGCTGTCGGTGCTTTTGGGCAGGGCCCGAAGCGGGGGGTTGTTGAGGATGTCGCTGATCTTTACGCTCAAGTAGAGGCGTTGACAAAAGAGAACACTCGGCTCAAGGCCAGCCAGGAGCAGGCACAGCGCGCACCTTGCGACGGCGGCACGTGCGGGCTTGGTGGCTACTGCGACAAGTGCCCCAAGCAGGCACAGCCCAGCATGAAGGACGGCGAAATTGCCGCCCTGGTCAACAAGCTGCGCGACATCGCCATTGAGTTCCACGGCCAGCAGCAACTGCGCGAGCGCATCGCTGGGCTGATCGTGCCCGTGCTCAAGGCAGCACAGCCCAGCGGGGAGGTGACAACCGTGGCAATCGACAACTTGCACAACGACCGTCGAGATGAGCGCACAGGCTACATCTGGCCCCCAGTCAAGATCGGCACCAGGCTGTACACCGCACCCCAGCCAGCACAGCCAGCGGCACGGGTGGCGATGACGGAGGCGGACCATTTCGTCGGCGTCACCAAAATGGTCAGGATGGACAGCATGCAGCGTAGCCGGATGGCGGCCCATCGCGGCATCAGAGCGACTCGGCAAGTTGTGGCGTTCTTCGCTGGAATCGACGCAGCAGAGGCCCACCACGGCATCACCAGCAATGGGGCGACTGATGCGTGACTAGGCTGGCTCTTTCGCCTTGTCGATGCGCTCCCGCATCCAAGAAGCTCCGCCCAGCCTTGAGAGCTTGTTGCGCTGGGTCGGTGTCATGCGGAGGCTGACAGTCACGGTTTCTTCGCCCGCCTTAATCGGCTTGCGTCCTTGACCTCTGTCGTTCGGGGGGCGTTTGGTGTCTTCCATGCGCGAATGATACAGCACGACGAAAACAGTTGACAGGCATTTGTTTTCGCACTACATTAACACCATCGAACAACGCAACCGGAGAGCAACATGGCAATTCAAGTAAAGCGGGCATGGCTTGACAATCAGCGCGAACTGGCCTGGGTTCTGTATCAGTGCGATAAATCCGGCTGGATTACCGACAAGGCCGCATTTTTTGAAGCAATGGCACAAATCTACGCCTGACCCCACCCACCCGGCACACCACCGGGCCACAGCCTGACCACCCCAAACCATGAGAGCAGAGACATGGACGACGACACGGATGACGATTGGGCGGACGAGCCCGAATGCGATCGCTGCCATGGTGATGGCCGCGACCCGATGACTGACTACCTTCTGCCCTGCCCATGCTGCCAAGGAGAGCAAACACCATGACAACCCACCCCACCCCCGAGGCGCCTGCGTGGCCAGTATCGGCAATGAGCCGGATCATGCTGGAGTCGCTGGCCGAAGCTCAGGCCGACTCACTCCGCACACTGAGCGCAGAGCTTGCCCAAGCCAAGACCGATCTGCACATTGCCACCGACGATGCCGCTCAAATGCTGGCATCCACGCAGGCACTGAGCGCAGAGCTTGCCGCAGCAAGGGCGGAGCGCGACCAAGACATGCATGTGGTTTACAAAATGTCGAAGCTGTTGGACGAAACCGTGGTGATCCTGCGTGGACCAGAGACGCCCGTGAAACTGTGGAGCTATCTCGACATCCCCGAGCAAGTCGCAGCACTCAAAGCCGAGCGCGACTCACTGCTGGCCCGTGAGCGCGCCTGCGCGACCATGCAAGAGGCCGAGGCCATCGCGCTTGTTCGCATGGGCCAGGAACTTGCTCAGGCTGTCGGCATTGACCCGCTGGCATCCTCCCCCTCCCAGATCGTGGAGGCTGTCGCAGCACTGCGGGCAGAGGTGGAGAGGCTGAAGCGAGAAAAGGCCCATGCAATCGACACGGCAGGCTACATGCTGGCGGCAGGGCACACACTCAGCAACACAGCGTTCAATCTCAAGCAGCGCGTGGGCGAAACGCTTTCCACGCACAACGTTGCTGCACTTGATTCAGCGCAGCGAGCATGGGACCGCGCCATCGAATCAGCAAAAGGCGCCCCACCAGTTGCAGAGGGGGTGTGATGAAGCTCACTAAAGCGAAACGCGAACAAGTGCGGCTCAAGTACCAAGGCCGGTGCGCCTATTGCGGACACATGCTGCCCGAGCGTTGGCATGCAGATCACATTGAGCCTGTCGTCCGCAATGACTGGTTGAAAGCACCTCGCGCACCGGACTGGCCCGAGCGCGACACCATCCATAACCTGAACCCGGCTTGCCCTCCCTGCAACATAGACAAGCACAGCCTAAGCCTTGAAGACTGGCGGCAGATGATCCAGCGAAGCAACGATGTGCTGCTGCGCGATGTCAGCACGTTTCGGCGCGCTGTGCGCTATGGCCTTGTGTCGCTGGCATCTGGGCCCGTCGTCTTCTATTTTGAGCGGAAAGACCACCCATGACACCCATACCCGAAGGACTCTGGTGCATTCGCATCCCTGGGCCTAATGACCTGTACGCAGCACCCAGCAAGGCCATGGCCGAGCACATGGCGGCATGTCACAACGCGACGATGCGGGAGTTCTTCGACCGCAACCCCGAGAAACTGACCCAATGGGGCGTCACGTTTGATGAGATCAAGGCGCAGGTCATTGAGTGGACGCATGGGGCCGACGAGCACGCCGAAGACCTGGCCGATTTTGACCCGAAGGAATGGCTGATCGGTGAGCCCGCATCTACGCCGGAGATTGCCCCATGACACCCACAAGAGAGCAAACCGAGTGCTCACACGATCAGCTTCAATCGTGGCACTTTGAAGATGGCACCGGCCCTGTTGGTATGTGGTCTTGCAAAGCCTGCGGCTTGAAGTTCGTGCCCATCACCGAAACCGAATCCGCCCGCGCTCAGGCGCTGGAGGATGCGGCAGGGGTGTGCAAGGCGGAGCAGCTTACGGACGATACCGGGCGCCCGCAAGACATCGGTTATATGCAAGCGATTGGAGACTGCGTAAGGGTCATCGAGGCACTGAAAGGCAAGCAATGACCATCGAAACCCGCGTAGTCGCTTGGACTGTTGCGCCCATAGGTGAGCCGGTGTACTCCGAAATGTCAACGCAAATCAACATCACTGATGAGTCTGGCGGCGAGTTTATAGAGGTCAATCAAACAGGCCGCACGGACCTGGGAAAGATCCAGATCAATCCCGACGAATGGCCCGGCTTACGTGCAGCCATTGACCATGCAATCAGTCAGTGCCGCAGCGATGACGACATGGACGAGTTGCGCGCAAAGGCGAAGGGATCTAAGCCATGACCCTACCCGGCGAACAATGGACCCCCAGCAATGGCACAGAGGGTTATTCATTCCTCGAATCCACATGCTCAACATGCACGCGAGACAAGGCAATGCGTGAGGGTGTAGACATAGACGAGTGTGACGATAACGAAAGATGCGACATCATCGCGGCATCGTTTCGCGGAGAGGCAGTTCAATGGCGCATCCTGCTAGAGGGGGGCGTTATCTGTACCTCATACATTGAGCACGGTAAACCTGTACCGCCCGAGCGTTGCCCCAATACGGTAGATTTATTCGGGGATAGTGCCGCATGACCCTCCCCGCAGACGTTGCCCGCTGCCCTGGCGTGGGCTCAGATTCCGAGGGCTGGCGTGATGGCTGCGAAAGCTGCGCGCGCCGCACAGCAACAGGCGAGCCGATGACACCGCCCGCGATCATCGCGTTCTGGTGCAAGTTTCACATCCCCACCCGCGACACGCTCACGGGCGAGCTTTTTGGAGGTGCGTGATGAAAAATGCAGATATTGACGCCCTGCTGATTGAGTTGAGCAGAATTGCCGAAGCTTGCGACAAGTACGAGTATGGGCTCCCGTTGTGGACCCTTAAAGAAGGCCCCGATGAATACCATGTGGCCAAAAAAATGCGCGAGGCCGTCAGATCGTTCATGGCCCGAGTTGCCGCTGGCGACAGTGGGGAGGGGTGAGCATGGACCTGATCGACGCGGCCACGATTGAGGCCATGACCGGATACAAGCAGCCAGGCAAGCAGGTGGACGAGTTGCGCCGCCAAGGATTCTGGCGCGCTCGTCGCTCACTGACTGGCGCCGTCATCCTTGAGCGAGCGCACTATGAAGCCGTGTGCAGAGGCGAACAGCAAGCAGCACGCGAAGCCAGGCGCCCCAGGTTGCAAGCCGTATGAAAGGCCTGCCAAAACGGTGCTACGTCAAGCACGGGGCCGTCTACTACGTGGACATGGCCCGCAAGTGGCACCGCCTGTGCGCCGAGCGTGAGGGCCTGACCGCCGTGTTCCGCGCGATGGCCCGGATCACGGAACGGCTAGACACTCCCGGCTCCATGCCCGCCATCACGACCGCATGGCTTGACGAGATGCGCCCCCAATGGGCGACCAGCACGCGCAAGGATCGTGAGGCCATCGGCGCGCTGATCTGCAAGGCATTCGCCGAGTATCACGCTTCGGATGTCACAACGCCGGACGCAAACCAATTCCTGAAGAAGTGGGCCGCAAAGCCACGCTACTACAACGTGGCGCGGGGCGTCTTGTCGCAGATCCTGCGCTATGCCGCTGTGCACGGCCACCGCGAAGGATTCAACCCGGTGGACAACATCAAGGGCGCCAAGGTCGATGCACGCAAACGCATGGTCACGGACGACGATCTGGTGACGATGCGTGCCGCCCTGAGCGTGGGCACCCACACTGCCGGGATTCTGGCCGTGTTCGACATCGCCATTCTGACGGGCCTGCGCGTGGGCGACATCATCAAGTTGCGATGGCAAGACGTGAAAGCGGACGGCCTGCACATCGTCCAGCAGAAGACGGGCACCGCCCAGGTTATCGGGTGGTCTGACGATTTGCGCGCCACGGTCAACGCGTGCGGCACTGGTCAACGCATCGGCCACGTCATCAAGACCCGAAACGGATCACCGTACACCTACTCGGGGGTGAAGTCGGCATGGGATCGCGCTCTGGTGCGTTGCGGCCTTGAGGATCTGCATATCCACGACCTGCGTGGCCGCGCAGGCATCGACAAGACAATTGAGGCGGGCAAGGAGCAAGCGCAGGGGCTTTTGGGCCACGCAACCATGCGGATGACGGAGCAATACACCGAGGGCAAAACCGTTAAGACGACCAAGGCCAACAGCTTGCCAAAGGCACTGAAAGTTAGACGTTTTACCCGGAGTTAGACAAGATGGTGGCCTGTCCGGAGGGACTCGAACCCCCGACCTGCTGCTTAGAAGGTAGTGGCGTTTTTCAATGTTTTCAATCGACTAGGGTTAAATTGTCTAACTGCTAATGCCGCTGATTAGCTGATTTTACCTAGGCATCCATGGCGTTTGTTAGACACCTAAACCAAGGACTTTCATGACCTACACACCCCTCCTTTGCCAAGACCTGAGCAGGCACCTAAGCCGCTGGTTTGCGAGCCGGATAGATGCGCGCTGGGTTGTGCGCAGGGTGTGTGCGATTGAATGATTTTTGCCGTAGGACGGGGGTGCTTTGCAGACATGCGGGGCGTCCGCGTGCAACGTAGTGTTAGGCCTGTGGCCAGCGCGCAAAAAACTTTCAAATATCTTGCTCTTCCATCTTGCGTTACGCGCAACGGTGCTAAAGTACACACATCGACAACGCAACGGAGAGCAGCATGAAATACATAGTCATTGAGTCTTACGCCAAGGCATCCGCCCCTATGAACTATTTTCATGCCGCGCTGTTGGTCGCCTTCATCCGCTGCGGCGGGAATCATGCACACGCCCAGCGCGCATGACCAAGCCCCGCAATCCGGAGCCCCCCGGGGCATCCACAGAGCGCAGCCGAAAGCACCGCGCCCTAAACCCCAAGCCTCCCGAGGTGCGGGGAATCAGAGCACCGGCAGAGCACCACACCGCAATCCGCCAGGCCGCAAGAGACAAGGCCAGGGAGTTGCATGGTACAGATGGGAAGGAGTGAGAGATGCAAGCATTGAGTGACGTGCAATACGAGGCCATTATTTCGGCCATCAAAAGAGAGCCGTTCCATCGGCCCTATTTCGATGGGGCGGCGCGTGCCATACGGCAGAGAAGCGCTATCACGCCAGATGATCGCAAGCCTCTGGACGTGCCTAGAACATTGACCGAATGGCGGGCTGATCCAGTAGCATCCATTGCGCTTGTTGAGCGTCACCAAGCTGCATGTGATGCGGCGTGGCGTTGCTACTGGTCAACAATGTCTGCCACCCACCCAAAGGACTGACATGCAAGAGCACATCAAGCTACCACTACACCCGGATACATGCAGCACAGATGGCTAGTCAACCGACAAGCAGCGTGTGTTGCGTGAATTCGCTCAAGCTGTAGCGCGTGAGTGCGCTGATATCGCAGAGGACACCATTGAACAGGGTGGCGGTCTGGGTCATCATTCAGCAAAGGCCATCCGTACCCACTTCGGGCTGGAGGGGTGAGGATGGAACTGGAAGACGCCATGCGTGGCCACGATGCCGCAGACGTGCCCGTAATCGCCGCATGTGATGCAGAAACAGGCCGGATTTTGGCCCTTTGTTTGCAAAATCATGAAGACGAAGAAGGTTTCCGCGAAGCCTATAGGGTTTGCAGCTTCAAGACGATGACGATTGCTGAGGCTTGCGACCAGATGGGCTATGAGCCTAGGTGCAGCTAGCTTGCTACCCAGCAGGATGGCGGGTAAAATTGTGGCGCCCTACCCGGCGAGTGGATGCCGGGGCTTTGAGCTTTGCCAACTTTGTGCCGAAATGCACTGATGACCGAATCGCTATCGGTTGCCCATCCGGATACATGGCGCGCTTGAGCCTAGGATCAAGCCGGACGGCTGGCAAAGCTGAAAGTCAAGCGCACAGCGCAGGCCTGGGGGTTCCCGGGCGCTTTCCTTCAGCGCCCTTTGCCCCCGCACTGGGGCGTTGTCGTTTGTGGAGTGCAAAACGCTTTTCAGGCTCCACAAACGCAAAAGCCCGCCCACCCATGAGGGCAGGCGGTGCGTTATTGGCCTAGCGCAGCAGCGCGGCACTTGTAGTAAATGCCTGCCACCTCTGTCAGCTTGCGAACAGTAGCCCCGAATGAATCATCACTGAGGGGCTGAAGCTGCGGGCATTGCTCTATCACTAGCGGGCTCAGAGTTGGTGAGGGCCGCGTTGAGGTCGCGCATGATGCGAGAATCATTGTGGCAGTCAGCGTACACAGGGATTGTGGTCGTTTCATGGATCACCCTTTGAATGATGGGCGCTTGAATCGTGTCGATCTTGGCGATCGCCGCAGCAGCCACTTGAAGGGCTTTGTCTTGCGCATCACGCGCCGCTGATTGCTCGGCCAGGTGCTTTGCATCGCTTGCCGACGCGCCCATGTGATAGCCCTTGAGCAGCGCGGCGCCGATCAGCACAGCAAGGCCCAGCAGAGAGGCCAGGGCGGCTATCAGGCGGGCTTGTAGGGTCACGCTAGCCCCTCGGTATACCTTGCCTTGCCGCCGTCAAAATGAGCCGTTAGAACCTGCTTGCGTGGCTTGCTGGTGAACGACACATGCAGCCATGATCCCTCCATGATCAACTGATCAAATGTGAGCTTGCTTGCGACAATAGTGCGGGCCACTTGCAGCGGGGAGCCGTAGCCCGGCGCGATGAAATCGACAGCCTGCCCGAGCGTGTGCTGACTATCCACTGCGCCGCCTACCGCGTGATTGACTGCGGTTGACCTGTAGCCACTGGTGACGATGATCGGCACACCAAGCAAGGTGCGGATGCCCTCAAGGCCCAACGCCGTCTTGATCAGCGCAGGCAGCACCGAATCAGGCGGGCTGTTGTTGATGCTGAAGCGCGTGGCCGCCTGGCTTTGAAGGAACTCGGCTAGGCTGAAATGGGTGGACAGCATCATGGCTCAGTGCTCTCTTTGAGTTTCAGTGCGGCACCCACGGCAGCAAACAAAGCACCAACGCCAATGCCAAATGTCTGCATGTCGAACGGTTGAGACTTATGGACCGCGACAACGTAGATTTCAAGGCCCAGCGCGACAAGCACGGCGGCAATAGCCATCCAGCGCACCACGTCATGAGTCTGATTGTCCTTGCCGGTCAGCATGGTTTGAAGAGCTTGATTCATTTGCACTCCTTGCCCGCTTTATCGCGAACGAACTTATCCCGCAGCAGCACAACCAGTTGAGCTGCTGTGTAGATGATTGCCAAGATGCCCGCAGCGAACTGCACCGCCTGAAGCGGAGACATCTGGTTGATTCCAACGAGCAACCACGCCCAAAATATTTTGATCATGGCTGATCCCGGATTTGAGTTGTCGATATCAATCTGATGCGCTGCCATTTCGTCCCACGTAGACGGCCAGATTTGCGCCCTTGCACTGCTGCCGCTCGCAGTGAGGGCAGAGGGTCATTTGCTCAGCGCGTGCATGTAGTTTTGCAGCGTGATTCCCGCCGCCGACCGGGCTTCTGCTTTGATTTGTGCAATCTCGGCATCGGTCGGCGGGGTCATGAATTGACACGGCTGCTCGACGTACTCCACACGCTGTGGCCTGCGAGCTGGCCTGCGGGCTGGGGGCGGCGTGAACTCAAGCGCCGCCCTGCCAGCATCGGTGAGGCTCACGGTGATGGCGATGTGTGCAGCCCTGCGTAGCCGTGTCGATGGATTTGACAGCGAGCGATCATCGCGCAGCATGTCTTGGTATTCGGCCAGGTCCATCGATCCGCCCGACTCAGACAGCGCGGCCAGGATTCGGCGCGGCCCGTTCATGGCCTGCCCGCAAGGATCTTTGCCACCGATGCGGGATCGCTCCACACGGGTAGCAATGCGGGATCGATCACGGTGGTTGTAAAGGTGCTTTTCGCCGCATCGGCAAACCCGCTTTTGCTCGCTGCAAATTTGAGCAGCGCATCGGCGCAATTCATGGCGCCAGCACATGCCATGACCACAGGCACAGCTTTGATGGGGTCAGCATTCGGGCACCACCAGGACACCCAGCCGAAGCTATTGAGCCCAAGCGCCTCATCATGCGCCAAGCCAACCCCAGTGCCGCCAGCGAGCTTTGGCACGCATGTGTCGGGGCCTTGGATGGGGTAGACCCAGCATACGGCCCAGTCGTTAGCCCCAAGCGCTTTGGGCAGAGCGGGGAAATAGCGCGGGTCGCATTGAAACGTGCCCGACTTGACTGCTGAGCTGACGTTGCCGGGTATGCCGTAAACGACAAGCTGCGGGCTGTCTAGCGTGGCCGACGTGTATCCGTTGATGAGTGTCTGCGCGTGGGCTTGCGAGGACAGCAGGATGGTGATGGAAGTGATGAGTTTTTTCATGGCGTGGCCCTTGGTCGCTTGGGTTGCTTGAGTGGCTAGGGGTGCGGGTCAGTTGACAAGCAGGGATGCGGTGTAGGCCGCTTTGTAGTACTGCCCAAGCGCTGTGATGTGCAGCGTGTCAGCATAGATACCCAGCGCATTCGCAGCCGCAAAAGTCGGGCCGAACACTGCGCGCAAATCAACCACCGGGGCGCCCGCAGCCACTGCGTTCATCGCTGCGAAAATGGCGTCGCCCTGGCCATTGCTCATAGAAGCATCGTTAATAGGCTGATAACCCATGTACACAATGTCGGACGTAGGAGAATTTGCGTTTTTAAATGTCGTCAGGTTTGTGGTGTAGGTCGCTGGGGCAGTCGTGTAGTACGTGTCGTTGATCCAGCAATTGATAATGTTCAACTCCGGGCCAATGGCTGCGCGCGCCGCAGTCTGTGACCAGGGGTTGCTGGTGCTGACCATGTTGGATGCCTTGGCCCCACTAGACCCGCCATTGAGCACGATCACGCCGGGGTCTGTCGAGTCATACCAAATGACAGCAATGATCAAGCACTGGCCGTCTGTAGTGCCGCTGTTGCCGCTAATCGCAATGGGGGTGCTAGGTCCAGAATAAGCGCATGAGAACTCAACACTCTGTGTGTCGCCTGCACCAGAGCCGCCCTGAGCTACAAATGTGCCAATGCTGGAGCCGCCCACAGTGACTTTCATCAGTGATGCGCCGCCGCTTGAAAAGCGACCGTAGACCACCCTCACGCGGTCATATCCTTTGTTGCCTCGTGGCGTTATCGTGTAGACACCAGTTGATGCGTTAGCAAACTGGACCCATGCAGCGCCGAGCGCGTCAATGCTGTAATTGACAGACAGCCCGGCGCCGGAGAAGCTGACTCGCTCATCGTACAGATTCAGGGCTACATCTGTGCCGCACCCAGCGCCAACGCAACCGGAATCCTGCCAACCAAGCATGCGCGCAAGCTGCGCTGCGTGAGTGCTTTTGCGTGCCCCCACAAACCCATTCGTGCCTGTTGCGACATTGAATCCAATCTCGGTTGAATCCCCGTTCACCAGAACGATTAGCGGACTTCCCTTGCGCTGGGCCACACGCTGCAATCCAGCCTTGAATTTTGGCAATTGGTTGATGACGCTTGAGCCAAGCACCGGCGAGATTGTGGAGCCAGTGTATGTCAGCCCCATAGACACCCAGGCCCCATTAACAGCCATATAAGGCTGCGCACCAACCAACTGCACACTCCCTGCATTGCTTGCTGCGGGGACGGCTGATTGAAGGGCGGCGATGGAATCCCAAGGGCCGTTTGTCGAATTCATTTTCATGACTGATCCTTAAAGCGTCGGCGCAGTGACTTGATCGAGAATGATCCCACGCAGGTCTTTGTACAAAAATGGGATAGCGGCTTGAACTGCGGGGTCTGTGGCGTGCAGTTCGTCTGTCTGCAGATAGTCGCTACCTGCGGGAAACTCGCCCAAGGCGCGGTGCAGGCTGGTGCCGAAGTAGTAAGAACCAGCCCGCACGCCGGGGATGGCAGGCAAGCCGTAATTGGGCGATCCTGAAGGCCATGTGACAGATACGCCAATCGCTGCATTCAGTTTTGATGTGATTGTGTAAACACTGCCAAGCGTGTTATCAATATCCATCGGTGTGCCTGGGGCACCAGAAGGGCCGCCGAAGATGATCTGATCAAGCTGACGCCAAGCTGCTGCCCCTTGCGGAGGTGACCAAATAGACAGTCCGAAGATGGGGGTGATGCCGTAACTGAGAAAGTACCGGCACATATAATGTGTGGCCGCTACATACCAGGAAGCGGCATTCGGATCAGACTGCCCATTCGCCATGTACACATATTTCTTGCCGATGGCCCAAGTCTGAGCAAGCAGCCAATCGCGGGCACGCTGTAGTGCGAAGCATGGGTCAAAGCAGGGATCTCCTGGGGCCATCACATGCACATTGTTGTCGAAGGAAGCGTCAGCCGTTGTTGACACGCACTTCCAGACAACGGGGGATGTGTTCCCAGCTTGGGCGTTTTCCGCTATCACGTCCCCGACGTTTGCTGTGGCGAAGGCCGCTGGGATAACCGCACCAGTTACCATACCGAAAGATGGCAGCCCGGCTGTGGCCGCTCCCTCTAGGCTGATCATATTCAGCGTGTAGATTGTCGCTCCATTAAAGGATACGCCTTTCGGGTCATTTAGGAAGGACAGAGAACGCCCACCTACAATGCACTTAAACCATTTTCCAGATGAGATAATGTGATCGCCCTTGTACCCGGGGTCACCTACGCCGATAGACGCACGCTCAGCATACACCTGTCGTCCGGAAGCCCATGCCAGTGCAAAGCCACAGGCTTGCTTAACGAAGGACATACCGCCCAGTGAGAAGTTTCCATAACCCACGCGAACGTTGTCGTTTTTGGCAAGCAATTCCAGCACAGGTGTCATGTACGAGCCACGACCTTCTGGGGTTGTACTGAAAGGCTCAAACAAGCCCTGCGCCGGGGCGTTGTAGAAAACCGGCGTAGTGTCGGTGCGTGTGCGCGTCGTCTGCCCCGCCCCATTTGACTGCTCGATGAATGCCAGCGCGCATGTTTTAACGGGCGCACTCAGGCTGCTTGAGGATGTGGGGGAGGAAGGCGCAGCCCCATCGGCTACTTCATAGTACAGATCACCGACAGTGGCCGCCATCACTACAGATCCAGAGTTATATGGGCCGTAAGTGCGCGTGCCGGTATGCTGGCCGTTGATGACCACTCCGCCCACAGATAGGGTTGCAATCTGACCAGCTTTATTGGACAGCGTTACCGAATCGTAACTACCAATGTTGGTGGTCGCTGAGTTGCCTGATGTGATGATGGGCATGTGTTCACCTCAAATGAAAAAACCCGCTCTAGGCGGGTTGGTGGTTATTAGAGGGCCAGATAAATCTTGGCGTAGATACCAGCAGCTTGGTTCATTGCTGTACCCCCTGTGTTGTTGGCATTGGTTACGCTAATACCTGTACCGCTGTAATCTGTTACGTTAGAGGCCGCCGCCAAGATCCCAGAGCCAGGCCCAACGCCCTGGGCGGTATTCGTTCCAAACAAGCCGGTATGCCGGTGCCCTGGGTCAGTCACCGACGCAGCGTGCGTGTGATTCAGTACGGTGCCAACTGTGGCAGTGAGCACGCCGCTGCCGACAGCCGCCAGGATGGCCTGGCCGTCCACAAGCGCGGGTAGCGTCAGGCGCTTGTTTGCGGCGTAATCAGCGGCTGCGCTGGCGCCACGAGTTGACGCAGTGCCCGCGCTGTCTTGAATGGGCAGCAGGGCGTTGCTGGCTTGGTTCCAAAGCAGTGTGAACAGTGCCAGTGTGTCAACGTTGGCACGGGATGTAGCCCCAGACGAGGCATTGCCAATCGTGAGCCCATCCATTGCAACCGTGCCAGCCGGGGCGGTCGTTGCGAAGCTGGAGACAAGCTCGCCTGTGGTGTAACGCGATGGAATAACAGGGGTCGATGCTGGAGCGATGACGTTAAAGCGCGTGCCGTCATAGAGCACCACAACCGGGATAGATGCCGATAGCGCGCCAATGGGAAGCGCCACGCCATCCCGGTAAACTGACATGGCCCCTAGGCTGTTGACGTTGATTGTCACGGCGGCGGTGGCGTTCGAGCTAGCCGGTGTGAACGAAAACACCTGACCGGCTCGATATGACGCCATGCCCGTCAGTGAGGCCGTGATCGTATCCGCTCCAGAGACAGCGGACAGCACAGCCGATGAGCCATCGCGCAATGTGGCGATGAATGCGAAAACGGTTCGCATGTAGTCGTCTAGCAGCGGAAATACTGCATCAGATCCGGCAGGCGGGTTGCTCGCTGGCGTAGTCGAAAGATCCGCAAGACTGGCAGGAACGGCCATAATGCTTTCCTCTGAAACGAAAAAACCGCCTCATGGGCGGTTGTGGGGGTGTGCGGTGACGGACAACGGTGCTTTAGACTGGATGATCCTAAAGTTCGTCCTGATTTGCGTTGCTGCCTTTGTGGCGGGGTTCCTTGGTGTGTTCAGGAACCGGAAGTGAGCAAGAGGCCAGTTCTCACGCCTGGGCTTTCAAGCAACCCGGGCAACTTTTGACCAAGTAGCCCCGGCGTTGCCAACTTATTGACTTGGCGAGCTGCCAACGCCTTGAATCCTGCGCTTCGGTCAGCCATGAAGGCAGCAAACGAAGCTGGGTTTGTTGCCAGCGCAGCCAGCCCAACGGGATTCTTGTTCAAATCCATCAATGCTCGGCGCTCAGTCACTTTCAGCGTAGAAAGCAGGCGGCTTTCTTCCGCATTGAGGGGCGCTACCTCTGGGACTGCTGCGGCAATCTCATCTTTCAGGCCACGAGCAAGTGACTTTTGAGCCTCTGTCTCCGCGCCGCCCATCTGCCCATATTTCTTGGCAAGTACCTTGTAGGTTCCCTGCTTCATGTCTTGTGCCGCCTGAACGGGGATAGACGATCCAGGGATCATTGGGTGGGCCAGGAAATCATTGGCGACGTTGTCAATTGCCGCCAAATCACTTGTAGGGCTTACTTGTCGCCCAAATGCGGCCTTGGTGTCACCCAAGTAGCTGGCGACTTTGCTCTTGTCAATGCTTGCGTTGCTGGTGCGGATCAAGTCAGAAATCTGTTGATTCTTGTCATTTATCAAGCCGCGCAATGTGTCCACACCTTTTTGATTGGGCGTCAGACCGTACTTCAGCAACGTGTCAACTGCGACACCCGCATCCCCGCTTTTGAGTTGGGCAATGGTTGGCTTCACAGCGCTCTGCATGAGCGATTGGGCAGAGTTCTTTGCCATGTCAGACAGTTTCTGACCAGCAGCACCAAGAGCCTTAACACCAGGCGGGAGCAGGCTACCAAGAACCGCGCCACTCATGGCGTCCTGAGGGTTGACCAATCCGGATGACACTGCGCCGGATGTTGCGCCCGCTCCGATGCGTGTCAGCATGTTGCCGCCACCAGACAAGCCACCTGACGAAAGGGCGCTCACGACGGTCGGAGCTGCGCCGATCGCTTGTGCGCCTTTTGCTAGAGCGCCACCAGTGCCAGCCGTACCAGCCACCTCGCCGCCAAACTTGCCAACCTTGAACGCCAGCGACTCAGGATCAGCGCCCAGCGAACGAAGGCCCTCATCCATTGCAATGCGGCGCTCCTCGTTTCGAGACAGCGGAGCCTTGCCGGTAACAAGGCTTGTCAAGCCAAGGGCGCGGTCACCCTTGATCATGTCAGTGGCCTTGTCAACGGGCCAAAGGATGGTTGCGCCGATTGAGCCAGCACCCCGGACCAAGCCTCCCAACGCATTGCCCGCTTGCTGCTTCACCTGATCCATCAGGTGGGCTTCAGGCACCTGTGCTGGCGGCGATGCTTCAGCGTACTTTTTCCATGGGCCATCTGATTGACCGTATTGCTCCCAAGGCCCTGCCATCACTTCACCTTTGCCCAGTTGTGGGGGTCTGATGGGTTGCCGCCACGGAACACGTAGCCATCAACCACTGCGCCTTGTTGGGGGGTTTGCGATGCTTTTGGTTGGGCTGTACTTGCAGACGCTTGCCCACCAGGCACCTCAGCCATGATTCCCTGCACTGCCAACTGTCGGTTGCGAGCCTTTTGCTCCTTCACCGCCGCCGAGTCGAATGGCTGTGGGAAATACTGCTTGGCTGCACTATCAAATTCTGATGGTGCGATAGCCGCGCCAGATTCACGACGAAGCACTGCATTCAAGAAGTCACGTTGCGCTTGCTCGACCTTCTGCTGGCTATCGCTTTGAGTGCCGTTAGCCAAAGTCCCCAACCCATCGCCAATCAGAGGAACCGACTCAAGGGTGGCTTTGATATTGCCTCGGCGGTCAGTGCCGCCAGCGGCCAATTGTCCAAGCAACTTGTCGGACTCTTGCATGCGGGTTCCAAACAAATACGCCTTAGCCTGCGCATCGGTCAATGGCTTCGCTCCTGGGGCAACAGCTTGACGCGACTCGCCGGGCCTCATGTCGCGAGGCGCGACGACCCATTGCCCATCTTTAAACTCAGGCTTGTTTTGATCCAGCGCCAAACGCTGCTGAGACACCGCCAAATTGCCGCGAGCCACGGCGTTAGACGCAGACTCACCTGGCGTCATCGTCTTGCCCAGCAAAACACCAGCCTCAGGGCGCACAAACTGCACGCGCCCGCCAAGGTCAACTTGAACCGGGGCCGTGTAACCCTGCACGCCATCGCCAACAGGTCGCCCGTACTTATCAAATTGATATGTGACCTTATTGCCTTGCGCGTCTTGTCCTTCCAAGGTGCGGGCAACCTCTGAGCGGCCCAGATTAGGTGCCTCTGCAACCGTTTTCACCATCTCAGGAGACATGCCAAGAGACAGGGCGGAAAGTGGGTCGAACTTGTTAGGCTGCGCATCAAGGCGCGGGCTTGTCACCTTACCGATACCGCCCAGATAGTTGCGCTGCGCCTGCTGCTGATCCATGCCTTGCTGGCGGATCTTCGCTTGCAGGTCGTTTTCAGTCACTTGACTGTCAAGCAGCTTTTGGCGCGTCTTGTTGAAGGCTGCTTGCTGCTGCTGGTCCTGAGCATTCGTAAAGCCCTGCATGCCAGCCAAGCCAGCACTACCCGCCAAGTTCCACGGCCTTTGCTTGCCAGCGCCAGCCAGGCCAGCCAGGCCAGCAGACAAAAGGCCCTGCCCCACCGGGGTAGACAGGAACGACAGTAAGCCACCTTGCCCTTGATCGTCAAGCAGACCGGCCATAACTACCTCCGAGCAGGCCCTGGAGCCATTGTTGCTGTTGCTGGCGCTTCGCCTCTTGTTGCGCCGCGATAGACTGATCTTCTTGCGACTGAGCTGCAAGCAAGCCAGTAGCATCAGGGCCAGGACGTTGCTGCACTTGGGCAACTGGCGCAGCCTGCGGGTCGCTTTGACTGTCCTGCATACCCGCTTGAGCCCCGCTGCTTGCTGCGCTTCCATACTTGCCATAAGTAGCGAGTAACCCGCCCTGGCCCGACGCTGTGGAGGTGCTGCCAGTGGTAGCGCCAGCGCCAGCCGTCATGCCAGACCCCGCGGCTGATCCAGCGCCAGTGCTACCCAGCGTGTAGCCTGCGCCCTCACCAGTGGCCACCATGCCCGATCCTGTAGCGCCAGCGCCCGCAGTGGTCATGCCTGCGCCTGTAGCGCCTGCTGTAGTTCCCGCAGCAGCGCCAGATCCAGCAGCGGCGCCTGTGCCTGCTGCCCCTGCTGCCGCACCCTCACCGGCAGCAGCAGCCCCACCAGCCGCCGCACCGCCGCCCAAAGCTGCGCCGCCTGTAGCGCCAGCAGCCGCACCCATCAGAGCGCCGCGCCAGGGGTGTTTTCGGTCCATCGCAGCGCCTGCAACGGTTCCAATACCGATCATCCAATAGGTCATGTCAACAACTCCAAATCAGCAACCGTCATGCCCAGTTCTGAATATTCCGCAGCCGTGTAGCGCTCTTCCAATTGATGCACATCTGTGCAGTTATCGGGATTGGGGTGGATCGTGGTCCAGATCGTGTCTTGATGGACAGCAACAACGCGCTTCGTACCTGGCTTCGATGTGAACGAGTCACCGGCCTTCAATTCCTGAATGCCGAACTCGGTGAACACCGTCACATCACCCGCGCTAATGATGTTCATATGCTCATGTCGATGAATACGGCCAATGACCGTAGACCCGGCTTGTAAGTTGATCTGGCGGCAATAGATGCCAGGCGCAAACCAGTGCTTTACAGGTGGCGACTCTTTCATTCGGATCTCATCAGGGGCGGCAAAGCACTTGGCTTGAGCGCGCATGATCAAGGCGCGGGCCACCTCTACAGTGACCAACTCGCCAGAGATTTCGACCAGACTCATTTTCCCGAACTCTGTGAAGTGTTCGCACCCGTAGACTGCCCCACAACCCCGCCGATTGTTTGCAGCTTTTTGTAAGGGTTGTTTTGCTGGTCCTGGAACTGCTGATAGGCGAAGTCGTTGTTCTGCTGATCGGCGTTTTGCTGGGTTGTGCCTGCTTGCAACTTTTGGGCGGCATCTGTGTAGGCTTGATTGCCATAGCTTTGAGCCATACCAAGCGCAGAAACCTTGTTAGCTTGATCGGTGTTGTAGGCGTTGCCGTACATCTGCGTAGCAATGTCACTCATCTGCTGAGTCGCGGCCTTTTGCTGCACGCCTTCCATTTGCTGCTGGCCAGAGTTGCCGAAAGACCCGCTATTGACCATGCTTGACTCAAGCTGAGGCTTGGTCATCGTGTTCCATTGGCTTGATACAGAGTCCTGCGCCTTCTTGACCATTGAGTCAAGGTAAGGATTCGTCTGCCCGCCTTGCAGCATGCTTGTTAGCGTGCTATTGGCCTGGTCCATCACTGGGCTACCGTTATTTGCTCGGTTTGTGATGTCCTGCAATGCGCCTTGCTGAGTATCGTTCAAGCCTGTATATCGCTGACCTGTGTAGGACTGCCAAGGCGTATTGGCGAGGTCCGTTGATTGCTGCGTGTAGAGCGCAGCCAATGGCTTGAGGTCTTCTGCAACTTGAGGTGTTGACGATGAATATGAATCGCCGCCGCCACCGTAGATGATGCGACCACCCTCTTTGCGCGTGACACATGAGCCGAGTGGCTCACCAAAGGCATACAACTGGCGTTTGTTCATACTTCCACCTCCAAAATTTGGCGAACTGGCCTGAAGCCAACTTTGATCTGGTAAAGCCGCGCTTGAACAGGCTGGGCGGCACATCTGATAACGCTGCAACCATTGGCCTCTGCGAACTTCTTTAGCTCAGCAAAGAACTCTTCAAACACCGCGCCTGGGGCATACATATCGGTGACGAACAAGACCCGCTTGTTAGGTAGTTGATCCACTTGGACAACACCCCAGCCATCGACCGAATCACCGCGCGTCATGGCAAGCAAAGTGCGCTCTCCCCTGGCTAGGATCATTCGCAACTGATCGCCAGTGATATCGCCTCCGCTTGTCTCGCAGGCTTCTTCCAACTTATGAGCCCCATCGCGCCAGGCTCGGTCTATATGCGTGTGCGGGACTGTCTTTAGAAGCATCAGGCGAGCACCCCAACATTGCGCAGCGCCTTCACAACTTTGCCAATCGTGTAGCCGTCGAAGGTGCTTGAGCTGTTGACTGCCGTTCCAGCGTTGGCAACGAATGTTGCTGCCGCTACTGCTGTTGTTGCGCGAGCCACTGGCGGCGCTCCATACAGCCCAATCAGCGCACTTGCCCCATCGTCTGCAAGCTCAAGCGCAGAAGTTGCAGCCAGGCCGGTTTGCATCGTGATGCGCCCGCCAGTTACACCGCCTTGCCCAGAATTGACGTTGATTGCCCCGCCAGACTCACCATTTCCCGCCGTGACATTCACATCCGCACCATTGATACCAGCACCAACAGCATCGCGGGCCAACAGGTTCAAGGCGCCAGGCGTCTCGGTTGCTGTTGGGGCCTTTGGCGTGATGGTCATCGAAAGCGCTGTACCGATCAGGTCAGCCACTGCTGTGCTTGTGCTTTGGTCTGCAATCGAGTTGATGGCACGGGTAATGTCGCGCAGCACATCAGTAAGGCGCAGCACCAAGCGGGGAAGCTCGGGAGGCAAGCGCGGTTCTTCTGGCAGTCTCATCGCTTCGATTCCCTGTGCGCAACTGCACGCCACTGCCAAGGCTCGCTTGGCTCATTGGGGCGAGCTGGTACATTGCGCGTCACCCACATAAACACAGAGTCAATTAGCTTTGAGCGCTTGCGCTGAATGTGAGGGGGCATATTTTTCATCTCGACCCAGCATCAATTGTTGTTGGCTGGATCGCTGAAAACTTTGCAGCCCCAGACCCATCGACGCGGAACCGATGAAATCGCGCGGTCTGACGCAGCGGGAACTTTGAACCGTCATGGCTTACCGTGGCAGCAGTCGTCAGCACATCGCCGCTTGTCTCTTTAGTCTTTGAGGTGCAAGTGGTAGAGGCTGGCTTTTGAGCAAAGCGCAACCGCAGGTCGGAGCAGTAAGACCACTGCGTTTCGTCTCCATAATCGCCCGTCTCAAACCACCAGGCTCCAGGGATTCCCGTTAGCGTCTTGATCGTATGAGTTGCGCTGAAAATGGCCGGGTTGCCTTTCTGGGATAACCAGAAAGGCGAATCAAACGCTATAGCTGGGCTAGAGTCATAGGTCGTGATCAGGCTTGATCCGCCGTCATACGTGATCGAGGGGCTGACATAGTTAACCACAGCTTCAACAGCCAGACCCACGCGGCCCCATTGTTGGGTGGAGACATGGAACACTAAACAATCATCGCAAGTGCCAGACGATCCGGAAGACGGGAAAAACATCCACACCAGAGAGTTGTCCCGGTCCCATAGCAGCTTAGTCCGGTAGCGAAACTCAGCCGATGAGTTGTCAATCCACCATTGACGAACGACCCCAGTAGCAATGCTCACGGGGCGTGTGCCGTCGAAGTGATAGATATTGTCGGATCCTACAAAGATGTGCCCAATAGATGTGTCTGCCGCAGCATCAGGCCCAATACATCCGACATCAAACGATACAACGGCCCAATCCCATACGGATGGCGTTCCCGCATAGTGGCCAAGGTGCATGGACCTGTTTTTATAGGCCACCACCTGATCACCAAAGCGTACCGCAGCAGTGAACCCACCAGACCCATCCGTGAGCCTGCCGTTCGTGCATTGCGTTGAGAGCGATGGCGTCCAGTCTGTTTCGTTGTACAAAGCCGAACACCACCAACGATCAGGGCTGTCGCCATAAGTCGCCTCATTGGTCGCAAAGGCAAGCACGAAGCCCTTCACTGACACCAGAATCTTTGCCTTGGGAGCTGATGCGATGACAGAAAATGCACCGCCAACTGATCGCTGAATTTTTGTCGATGGATTAGAGGCTAGAACCGCATCACCGTAGCCTGCGAATGACCAGCGGTCATCAGTACCAAGCGCGTAAGCAGACCCAACCGACGACCACGAAGCACCAGACGCTTCATAGAGGTTTGAGGCAGTCGCAGCGAAGAATCGAGAGCCCCCCGATAACTGGCGAACGACAGCCGAACCCTTGCACTCGGTAGCCAACGCACCCAGCGCCACAGCCGCAGCACTTGGCGCGGCCTTCATTCCAGCTTCATAGGGAATGATGTTCGACGCATCAAGGATGCAACCTGGCGTAGTTGGTTCAGCATCAGGGGAAAAGCCAATCAGTGGGATCATGCGGGAGAACCTACATTCATGCTCAATGGTGATCCGCTATATCGGTCAAGTTCAGCCTTGAGGTTCACCGCATCTTTCGCTGCTTGGTAAAGCGCCTCGTACCCCTGCGCCGCCACTGCATCCTTGACGAATGCTGCCGCGTAGGTCAGCGCTTTGAACAGGTACACATCCGCCGCATTTGTCAGCAGCCAATTCGTATCAGCATCGCTGGACAGCGCATCAAATGCACCTGAGTACAGCAGCGAGTAAGCGCCAGATCCACCTCCCAGCACTTGCATCGTGTTGCCTATGCGCGTGAACTTGCGATAGGTGGCGCCGTCTGTCTCGAACACTTGGTAGGCGTCGGCTGAAACGTAGTCGCACGGGTAGCCCGAAACCACTAACCGGCGAGCCTCTAGGAAGTCGTCAGGCAGCGTCAAAACACCACCAGAAAGCGTGCCCGTTACCTTGGATTCAAGCGCTGGCACGCGCACATCACGGCGGATCACAGCCTCTGCTAGTTGCACGAATGTGGCAACGCTGGATGTAGCCGCGCCATGGTTCAAAAAGCTGTTAACGGCGGTCTTGAGTTGGCCGTAGTTCATTGCCAGCCTCCGTGAACCTTGTAGCAGCCGTGTTCAGCCATAAAACGATTCAATAGGGCATCGTCATCAGCCACATCAAACGCATTCAATGCGCCGTTGCTGATCTTCTTAGCCCATGCGTCAAGCGTCTCCAAAGGAATGGACGCTTCATGGCGTCCAAAGACCTGCTCTGTCATGCCCATAGCGCGGCGTTCTTTCACCGCATCGGCCACATCAGACACATCAACGACAGTGCCCACGCGTGTCACACCATCCTCTGACGCAATGTAGCTATAGCCACGGTCAAGACGTTGCAGAATCTTTGTATCGGCCATGAAAAAAACCGCCGAAGCGGGTCTGTAGTTGGGGCGAATGAAAGGGGCCTAAGCCCCGCCAATCAGGTCAAGTCAGCTACGATGCCGTGTGCCTTCTCGTTCTTCATCAGCAGCGTCCATTCAGTGTTGATCATGAACTCGCGGGCGTCACCACGCTTTGCCAGCTCGGTGTCACGCATTGGGCTATAGACGCCGAGGGCTGCATATTCCTTGTTGAGCAGGATCACTTCACGCGATCGCATGTGACGGGCGTTAACAGCCTTGACGCGACCGAATGGGCCAATGTAGACCTCAAGCGTTGCCGTCAATATCTTGTCTTCGGCCTTGTCGAAACGGGTCTGACCGGCCAGGAAGGTGTCGAATGTGGCGCGCTGGGCAGATGGGATCAGCGCATACAGGCTGTCCATTTCCGGCGAGCCGTTGTCGAACATCAGCTTCATGGTGTCCTTCAACAGCGTTTCAGTGAACGCGCGCTGAGTGCCATCGGTCGGGGCTGTGTTGGTCACGCCAGATGGGGCAACGCCACCGGCACCGCGCGAGGCGTTCGTGGCCAAGAAGCCAATGAATCCCCGGGCTTGAGGCGCCACGCCAGCAGCGGCAGCGATGGCCGTGGTGTTTTGAAGCACGCCAAATTCAACGTCCTTCTTGCACTCGACCATCTTCTTGGCGACCTGCTTGTCGTACTCGCTGGAGTCGCCAGCCTTGAGGGCTTGCTCGTGGGTGCGAGTGACGGAACCAGACTTCTCGCTGATCTGCGTGCGATTGCCGTAGCGGACCACATCGGTGGTTGCCTGGATAGTGGGGATATTGCCTTGCTCGACCTTGTTGGACGCGCCAGCAGCGAACGAATCGTTCAGCGTTTCAACAAACACGCCGTCAATCTTTTCCTTGCCGATCAGGGCAAGGGTGGGGGTTTCCGAAACGGAGACGTTCCAGATTTTGTCCTGCAACTGCTCACGCACGCGCGAGCTAGAGAAGGTAGCGAAGGAGTTGGATGCTTGAGCCATGATTTACCTTTTTCGGGAAGCGGCCAGGGCTGCGGCGAAGTCGTTTGTCTTCACGTTTGACTTTGCCAAGACGCCCTTGACCAGTTGTTCGGTTCGTGTTGGCGCCGTCCGGTTGACCGCAGGGGCCTTGCTCGGGACAGTCGCCACCTTCTTGACGGCCTTGGGCTTTTGCGCTTGGAGCGCCTGCCACTGGGCCGCGTCGTTCAGGACTCGCAACATGCGGCCATCAACAACCGCGCTGAGTTCATCCGCCGAGAAGCCGTATTCACGGCCAGCGGTTGACATGCGGGTGATGGCCTTCTGACGGATTCCAGCGTCAGAGTCGAAGCCCTTGATGTGTTGGGAGAGCAATTGCATCGCTTTGGCGTTTGCCTCTGCCATGTTTGAGCGCTGCTGCTCTTGCGCTTGTGTGGCGAACTTCTGCCGCTTGACCGTGATATCACTGATCAAAGATTGCTCTTTGCCTTGCAGCTCAAGCAGTCGCAATCGGTGATGCTGGTATGAGGCTGGGTCTTCTTGAGCCAGCGCCTTCCAGTTGACGTTCTGGTATTGCTGCAACTCGTGCCGCACCAATCCCAAATGCCCACGCTCTTCAGCGAGTTGTTCAACTTCTTGGAGTTGCGATTGCACCGCCTGCTGGATTTGGCGGCGCTCTTCTGCGACTGCCTGCGCCTTCTGCGTGTAGTCAGAGGTACGCATGTAGCCCGCTTGAAGCTCCTTTTCAGTGACTTCAAACGCCTCACCGCTTGCGGTCGTCCACTTGACCACCCGGTCATCAGACGATTCCGGTTCTTCCGGTTGTTCGTCCTGCTCATCGCCTTCGTCTTCGGCTTGCGCTTCAACTTCGGGCTCTTCGCCTTCGGGTGTTTGACCTTCCGACTCGCTCACATCCTGATCTTCCGGGCCAGAGTCCCCTTCGGGTTGTTCCGGCTGATCGGCCTGGCTCAGTTGCGCCGCGAAATCGTCAATCGAGAGTGCTTCAGACATTGCTAGTCCAAGTCAAATCACCAAGGTGTGACGCCCAATGAAAAAGGGCCGCACATTGCTGTGAAGCCCTTGGGATAGTCCTAACTTGATGCCCCGGGGAATCCGCCCCGGTCCGGGTTTAGAAGTCTGTTTTGCTTCCGTCGCTGTACTGCGCAGCCAATGGGCCACGGTTCAGCCGGATGCCTGAAAAAGTGCCTTGATGAATGCCGCCATCGGCGTCTGGGTGCCACACGGCCACCAGCACGTTGTCATCACGCTCATGTGCCTTGATGAACTCGGCAACCGTCAAACCAACAGGCGCGACGGGAGGGGCCACGAACGCCACGGAAACGGGCTCAGACGCGGCGCCCATGCCTTCCTGTGCGCTGCCTTGCCCGATGGCGGCAAACGCCACCGTAAGGGCCTCCGCCGTCTTCTCGGCCTTGCTCTTGGGGCCGCGCTTTTTGGGTTCAGCCTGCATAGTTACGTGCCTGCTCTCGGATTGCGTCTAGACGTGCTTCAGCTTCGCGCTGTGCTGTCAGTTCGTACTCTGTGACCTCCGCGCCAAACACAGCCATCGTGAAGATAGTCTCAAACTGTGCGCGGGCTTTGTCCATCATGATCAGCTTTTCCCGCTGTTCGTGGGCTTCAACCGGCAGGTCAAACACCTGATCGCGGATCGCGTTTTTGATCATCGCCAGGGCATCGACCACAACGGGGTCTTCAATGATCCGCCTAGCCTGCTCAGCCCTGGCCAGTTGCGCGCGTTGCTGGTCGTTCATCAATAGCCTTGAGGTGTTTGCAACTGGCTTGCAAGTTGATTGATAGCGTCAGCCGTCATCCCAATATCTTGAGGATTGATCACCTGTCCTGCTGTATCCAGTTGCGTGCCGTTGATGATGTTGCCTTGAGGCGCCCCAGTCCTGGCCAGCAGGCCCGACGCAAGCTCGAACAACTTCAACCGCTCAGCGTGCGCGCCCTTCATTTCCTCAAGCTGCAATTCATGTGCGCGCTGCTTCTCTGCCTCGCTGGCATCAATCTGTGCTTGAGCCTGGAACTTCTGCTGATCCGCCTGCATTTCAGCCTGCGTCTTTTGCATATCGGCCTGCGCCTTGATCTGCTCGGGGCTCGGTGTAGGAGGCTTCTGCGGGCCTGCGCTTGGGTCAGTCAGATACTTCTCTTCAGCGCCCATCAACCGCGAAGCACGCGCCAATGTCTTGCCGAACTCATAGACGTTCTTCGGTGTAGTTACACCAACCGGGGCGCCTTGCTGCATGAACTGGCCGAACAACTGCAAGTGTTGAATCTCTTCCATGCGCTCAGCATTCGTGCTGCCTAGTTGGATCTTGCAATCCATCGAATCATCCCAGTCACCCGGATTGAACGTCACCCACTCATTGCGCAGCTTGATCACATCGGCTACGTCTTGCTTCTGGCTGGTCAGGCGCAGGATCGTCTTATAGAGTCGCTTGAATCCCGTGTAGGCCATGATCCGTAGCGTCGTCTTGAGGCGCATTTCTGACGCCTGCATGATCTTGCCAATGCCAGTCGCAGTTTTGTTCAGGCTATTCGCATCCAAACCCTGGTTGTACTTTGTGATGCCAAGGCGGGTTTCGCGCATCGTGTCGGCAAACTGCAAGCCCTGCAACGACTCGTTAGCCACCAAGCTCGTTTGGATTGGCTGCAATGCGTTCTGCGCTGGCCCATTGCCGCGAATCAATCCGCCGATTCGGTCGCTCAGCATGTCCTCAATCATCGGCGTGCCAGTAGCCGCCTGCATGTTTACGTAAGTGCGGGGGCGGTTCGCCAGATAGAGCGAGTCAAGATACTGGCGGGTTAGGCCGGTCTTGAGTCGTTGAATCTCTGAAGCTGGGTCAGCGTAGGCCATGCCGATGACGCGATGCGGGATAGGGATTGGCGTGATCACTGCGTAATCCTGGCCGGTCGCCTCCTCGTCGATCAGGATATCGTCAGGTCCACCGCCCACCAGCACGTCGCGCCATTCCGCGATTCCGTCGCCGTTGCAGTCGCAGCGCACAAAGCCTTTGAACAAACGCACCTGCTCAAGTTCAAAAGCCGCCGCGTCATCTGACATCAAAAACGCCTGATGGCCGTCAGGCTCGGTGTACTGAACGGCACTAAAAGGCGCATCGTAGTCCGACACATCAGCCCAGCGCTTTAGCTTCATTTCCTTCAGCTCTGAGCGTGTGTAAACCACGATTTCACCAATGACTTTTGCGTCATCAGGCGTGCGCGCATCCTGCGAAATGATGAACTCGGACGGCTTGATATTGCGCAGGTTGACCTTGCCGGGGCGATGCTTCAACACCGTCACGTCATAGACCGGAACCGGCTGCTGAATCAGGTCCATCGCCTCCATCTGGTCGGCTGGCTCGCCTGGCTCTGCGCCTTCGCTCTCAGTCTTGCCGCCAATCTCAGCTTCAATGATTTCGTTTCGGCTGTCCTGCATCAAGAGCGTGACTTGCTCTTGTGTCAAGCCTTCGTACTCACACCGCTGAGGCTCTTGGTCTTGCCACTCAGGGCGGACAACGCCAACCTTCGACAAGAGCGCGTCTTTGATCCATGTGTAGAACACCATGAATCCCTCATTGCGCTCTGTCACGAGGTAATTGATATAGTCCGTAGCCTGCCTGGCCTTCTCTTCATCCTCGGGGCCTTGAGGCTGGAACTCAGCAATGTTGTCGCCACCGAAAAGCGGCTCAAGGAATGACGGCAAAGCGCTTTCGACAATCTCGAACACGTCCCACGATACGACTTGCGAGCGGCCTTCAACCTCGTTACCCATAGGCAAGCCCAGGTAGTACGCAAGGTTGCGTTCCTGCTCTTCGCAGATCGTGGACGCAGCCCAGGACACGGATCGTTCAATCTCGTGATCTAGGACTGTGCGTAGTTTGTCGTTCATACGATCCCAAGGGTTCCGTAATTCAGGGCGCCGCCCCATGTCTCGTTTGTCATCTGCTCGGCGTTCAAGGCCAAGTAGCGGAAAGCATCGGCGCCATTGCTGTGCACGTCATGCAATGGGGCTTCTGCTGTCTTCGTCTGCTGATTGATCCGCCGCCTGTAGCGCTTCAAGCACTCAACCAGGCCGGGCAACTCAGGATCAATCGAGGCGGTTGCCTCTTTGTCTAAATAGACCTTCGGGAAGAACAGGCGCGCCTGCCTGATGCCCTGCTCTACTTCCATGTTTGGCGTCTGCGCGACAGCACAGCCAAGCCCGCGCAGAATGTCCGCATCTGCTTTGCCGGTCTGCCTGTTGTTTGCGAAGCCGTCATGGGGCAGAAAGTCCGTTCCCCAATTCCAGCCCTTGTACTTGTCGCCCCTAAACTCGGCGATGTAGTCAGCCGTTGTTCTGTGTGTGCCGGTCACATACCCAACCACTGACACCGCCGAACCATTGCGCTGAGCCAGGATGATTGCCATGCAGTCGTTCCAGCCCATATCCCAGACGCGGTGCACCTTCAGCGCTGGGTCATACGGGAAGCGGCCAATGCGCCCCGCCGCCTCGGCTTGAGCAATCTCGTTGAAGTAGATTGCGCCAGCCACAGCAGGCATACAGCGCCCCAACCATACATGCCCGTATTCCTCGGGCGTGAGCGTGTTCTGTGCGTGCTGGCGCTCCTTCTCCAGCACAGCAGGGAACCACGGGTTGTCGTGATAGTTGATCTCAACAGTCACCGTGTCCGGGTCGCGCTTCTCACTGACTGCGCGCAGGTGCGTTTCGTCCGTCTCTAGCTCGGGGTTGTACGTCACCCATATTTCAGAGTCATCCGCCCGGATCGTGGGCGTCAGAATCTGCCATGACCGCTTGGTGATGGTCTGGCCTTCTTCGATCCAGACCCGCGTGCAGCCCTCAAACGACTTGATCGAATCAACCGTCTGATCAGACAAGCCAGCAAAGTGAAAGGCCGTGCCGTTCGCCCCGCGTATCTCAGTCTGCAACACCTCGTAGAACGAGGACAGGCCCATTGCCTGAATCTGATCCTTCAGCAGTTGGTGAACAGACTGCTTGATGGACTTCTGAACTTCTCGCGTGCAAAGAATGCGGTGCGGCTGCATCGCCCCTTGAATCAGCAGCGCACGCGCCACAGACCAAGACTTAGCCGACCCTCGACCACCCTTCAAAAACTTGTAGCGGCTGGGCTCAAACAGGCAGCGCAGCTTTTGCGGGAACTCGACGTTCACTTGAAGCTGACCGTGATCGATGCCTTGATGTCGCCGCCATCTGCGCCCGTGTGCTCAGTTCGCGCCAACTTGGGCGCCGCGAACTCGGCCAGGCTAGAAAGCAGCTCAAGGGCCTTGGCAGGGTTTGGCTTCACGTCTTTGATGTCGTCGCCCTCTGCAACCAGCTTCAGCCACTTTGCGACGTTCGCGCGGTTATCGTCAAGCAGCTTCTGAACCGTCTCGCGGAACTCTTGAGTGGCTTTGTTGGGGACACCCTTCGTCCGCCCGCCTGTCTTGACGCGCTTTCTAGTGGTCTCTACTTTGGACATTGCGAATCCCTTAGGGTTGCTCGCTGAAGATCCCCACACGCCGCAGAGCCCGCAAGGAGTTCGCGGGTTGCTTCCCTAAGCGTCGGGGCGTTGTGGCATATCAAGTGCTGCCTGCACTGCGCCTGGGCTGCGGCAATGGGCATTGCGCCCTGGTGCAGCCGAAACGGCGGCTAATGGTGGCCCGGCAGTGCTATCGCGTCGGTACAGCGAACTGCGATTGGTTGAGGCGATGACGCCGGGCCATAAACGAAAAAACCCGCCAGATTTCTCTAAGCGGGTTTTAGGGGCATTTGCCCGCACCAATTAACGCACAGTTTTAGCGCGGTGTCAACACCATCACATCAACCCCGCTGACTGCATTTTGCGCATCAACTGGTTTCGAGCCTCAAGCACGATCACGGCGCGCTCTACTGGGTCGCAAGTGATGCGGTCTGATCCCCACACATGCGCGCCAGTTTTGAGGTTGCGCGCATTGATGTGGATGGCTGTTCGGTGCGGGTCTTGCATTTGGCTGACCAGTGCGTCAACTGCCGCGCCCACAGTTGCATCAACCTCACCATCAATGGCCCCATTGTCGTAATCGTATTGGCGGCTGACCCGGTACATCTTCATGCCTGCGGCCTCTGATGGGTAGCCCTGGCCAACTTGCTCACTGCTGGCCCACTGGTGCCAAATAACAAGGAGAGCGTCTAGGCTGGCATCAATTGCGGTTGCTTCGTGCTCCATGTGTCTCCTTCAAATAGCCAACAACTCAACGCGCACACCAAACGTGCCGCGCTTGCATTTCTCTTGGGCATACGCCCATGTGATCGGCCCTTGTGGACCGTCATCAACGCCGCAAATCTTGGCGATCTCGTCCCGTATAGCCTTGCATGCGCCTTGCAAGTTGTCGTCGTCGCACATCGCTGGTGAGAGTCGTATCAAGCGGACGATGCACGGGACAGGGAAAGGCTTCACAACGCTAGCGGTTGTGTGGCGTTCTGCTTTCACGCGGGCGGCACGCTTGCGCCAGTGCTCGCGGGCGTTCAGGCCGGTGACGGTCTTGATGGGCAGTGAGTAAACCGCGTGCATCACACCTCCCCAAACGACCAGCCCAGCGCCTTAGCGCGCTTTTGTGCCGATTCGACATAGAACGCTTCCAGCCTGCGCCGGTCCAGCTTTGAGATAAGCCCGCCCTGATCGTGCAGCGAGTGACAACCCCTCACGCCTGGCCGGTCAGCGCAAAGCGGGAAGCAATCGAGGTCAGAGGTTTTCATGCCTGCACCCTTGCCTGTGTTGGGGTGTGCAGCCTGGCTGTATCCTTCGATCCCGCAGCCGAAGCAAGGCATCAGCGAGACAAGGCGGCGGTATTTCTCGCTGCGGACGGGCTTTGTCTTGGGGAAGGCGATCACGCTGGCACCTCCTGCGCAGTGAATGCCGCAGTTGCCATGTGCTTCATGTACGGGCCGCGAATCAAGCGCTGAAAGCGCCCAGCCACATCCTCTGATGCGTCAAGCTCGGCCCGGCTTGAAATACCGCAGTACACACGGATGAACTCTGCCGCCTCGTCTGCGTTGCGCACTGGCGCCATGACTTGAGCTGACGCCCAGCGCCAAAACTCCCTCTCGCCGCACCAAATGCCCGCCAGCTTGGCAAGCGCGCCGCCTTTAACCTTTTCTACGGGCGCGACAGGTTGAACCGGCTGCTCATCGTCGCCAATCTCAACCAGCGCCAGCATGTAGCGTTTGCCATCCATGCCGGTCACTTTTGATAGCTCATCGGTGTCAGGCAGGGCCAGCGTTATCGTTGTGCCTGAACGGCTGCTGTGATTGCTGCGGACAAAGCGCACTTCGCCGCTGTAGCTTGTTGCAATGCTCATGCCTTCACCCCCTGGGCTTTTCCGATCCAGTACCACACGCGCTTGCGGATCTGCTCATAGTTCTGTGCATCACCCTTGGCGAGTCTCTGCATGGCCTGCTGCAAAGGTACGTTGCTCAGTGCGTTGATGGCCTTCCATGCCTCAGGCGATTGAGCTAATGCACGGCATGAGCACTCAATGCAATCAGCGATGTAGTACCCACTTGCGGGCGACTGTTCAGCTTGTGTGCAGGCTGGGCATTCGGCTTTGTATTCGGGGGTGGAGTTCATGCCGCCTCCTTAGACAGCCACACATCAAACGCCGCGTGATCCTCTGGCGTTAGGTGGTAGGTGTTGCGACCGCACAGCTTTGCCCACTCCTCCCACTTGGCGCGAATCCAAATCACAAACTCATACATCATTGGCGCCTCGGGTGAGCCTGGCTCAAATCTGCGCACGCGGGCGAAGTTGGTGTATCGGGCGGTGTAGGTCATGCCGCCTCCGCGTGCAATCGACGATTCGTTTCCATGACCTTGGCCCATGCTTGATTGATCGTCACAGCCGGGATACGCTTGTATTCATCCACGCTGCGTGTCAGTGCTGCGTCAATCGCCCCAGCATCAGCAGCGCGCCATGTAAAGCCGCGCTCTGCAATCTGGACGAGGCAGGACATGGCGCCACGGATCACGCGGGCATCGGGCGTTTCGGCCTGGCGTGCGATCTTCAAAGCCTCAATGACCACAGCAAGAACTTGCATAGCGGCTACCGCATCGCCTTCGCAGTCCTCACCATCAGCCAGCATGTACAGCCGGGTTTGAAATGTGCGGACAGATGCAGCAAGTGCAGAGTTAGCGATTGCTCGGGCAACAGGGTTGCGGGCGATCTGCATGGGGACGGATTTAAAGGGGGTCATGACCTCACCCCTTGAGCGCCCTTGTGGAACAGATACCCAGCCTGGAAGATGCTTGACACCCCAAGAAACTCGGTCTGGTGCGTATCAAGATCGGGGGGTATAGGCGAGGCCCCCCAGCGTGTTGCGTTGTTCTCGCCCTCTGGCGAGGCCAAGTCTCTGCGCTGCAATTCTTTGAGTGTTTCGTATACCTTGCTTCGGGTGTAGCCCAGCTCGGCTGCAATGGCTGAACTGCTCATGGGACCACGGCTGCGCAGAAGGTCAACAACCTCGCGTCGGTATCGCAGTGCCAGTTTGTTTCTTTGAGATGCGCTGATCATGTCAGATCCCCCGTTACCCGCAGCGCCCATGTGATGCGCTCGGGGTCAATGTTGAAACCGTTCCGCGCCAGATCAAGCAGGCGCATGGCGTACTGTTTTGCGGTCATGGCATCACCCTGTTCATGCCCAGCGCTTGCCGGTACGTTTGTCGTTGAGCCATCGTTACCGGCTGGCCTCGATATGTGCCGTCTCGTGCATCCGATTCGGCCAGGTCACGCAGCGTGTCCAAGTGCCCACCGTTGCGGGTGAGCAGTGCTGCGCGGGCAATCGCCACAGCCTTTTCGATAACGTCATCGCTCGCTTTGGGCGCCCTCAAGGCAAGCAGGCCATCCACCGGGGCGCGCCCGCAAAGCTCTTTGAACTCGGCGACGTTTGGGGCCTTGGTGCCCACGTTATCCAATGCGTACTTGATCGCATCGGGGCGGCTTTGTAGGCCCGCCAGTTGCTCGGCCCAATCGGCTTTCACGATGTCAAGTTGAATGCCCTCCCATCGGCCCAAAAAGTCCCGACCAAAGCGAGCGGTGAGCACTGAGAAGATCCGGTCAATCCACGCCGATGGCAAGTGTTCGTGCTCTATCGGCTTCAATCGTTTTCTGTTCAATTGCTATCTCCCAAGGTTCGGGGGGGCGTTTTCCGGGGGCTTTGGCTGCAACGATGTGGGCAAGTGACCCGGCTGCTTGTTCGACGCGCTCCCGCATGTGGCGGGCGTAGTTCGGCTCGTTGCTTCGACTGGGCGGGGCATGTGAGCGCTGGCAAATATCGGACATGCACCAGTTCTGCCATGTGCCTTGCCAATCGAGCTTGGTAGCGTCTTTGCCCGACTTTGAGCGCCAGTGATTGGCGAACTTCAAAGCCTCATCCCTGACGACCTCGGGCGTGAAGTGCGGGAACCTGTCGAGTGCCCATTGGCCCCAGGCTTGAGGGAGAAACCAATCGTCAGCGAGGCGTGAACCCCGCTTTGACTTGGCTGGCGCGGCTTGCGCGCCATCACCACCGTTAGGTGGTGTGTATTCCTCTTCTCTTCTCTTCTCTTCTCTAGCTCGGCAGTTGTCCGTTTTTTGTCCGTCGCTTGTCTGCGCTTTGTCCGCATCGCATGCGGACATTTCTACGACATTGCTCGGAGCTTCAGCGGACGGCTTGCGTTTGTTTGCCTTCGCTTGCGCGTCAGTGCACCGACGTTTTGCAGATGTACCGTTGTGCTGCTCAAAGCCAATGATGCGCACACCCTCTGGGTGATCAGCAACCCAACCAACAGACACTAGGGCATCACCAAGGCCCTGCACGCCGGTTTTCCGGTCGATAGCACGCGTTGTGAGGCCGGGCAATATGCCGTCCTCGGTGTGACTGTCTGCCATCGCCCAAAGCCAATACAAGCCACCAACTACTGCGGCCTCGCCCTGGTCGGTCAGATCACACAAGCGCGCTACCCGTGGGTCATCCCAAAGGTTTGTGCGCATCTTGATCCAGTCACCGGCCACGGCTTACCCCCTCGCCTTGCGAGCAATGCCCACCAAGGCAGCGTTAACGCCTTCAAGGAAGGATGCGGGCTGGTGCACTAGGTGCTCGGGCACATGCGTTGCGAAGTAGCGGTTAAAGCGAGTGCCGCATGGGCTCTTGGCGGGCTGGGCTTGGATTGATACGCCCATGGTGCGCAGATCAGCCAGGCGGCGGTGCAGCGAGGTAATGGACAAGTCAAGCGCCGCTTCAAGGCTCGTTACGCCACGCTTGCGGCGCAGGGCTTTTAGCAACTTGGCGCACTGTGTTTGCTTGTTCATGGCTTGGCCCCGCTTGTCTGTGAGTTGCCGCGCCGAATGGCATCAGCGCGTGACGTTGGGTTAGTGCTGGGCAGATGCACGCAGGCTTGACGGGCCTTGTGGTCGTCGCCGTCGAATGCGTTTGCTTTGACCTTTGCCTGGGGCTGCTTGGGCAGGGGTGCGAGCTGGCTAACGTAGTTGGAGCTAAACGCGTTCATGCCGCCATCCTTGCTTGCATCTCTTCAAGGCAAGTCGTCTTTGCCTTGCGGTTGAAAAACTGGGTGAGCCCATGCCAGCCGGTGAACTCCTCGAAAGCCGACACAAGGTCAGGCGGGAGGTCCATCGGGGCCTTGGTACTTGGGTTGACCCAGCGCGATACATGGGGGGCGTGCACGTTGACCTTGTAGGCACGCACGCACAGCAGACGGAACGTGGCCTGGTCGCCAATCTCGTTCATCCCGCGATCTGGTCTGTGCTCCCAGCACCAGAGGACGGCGTCACGCCATGTGGCCCAGCCGTTGACTGCCTGTTGATCTACCCATGACGGGATTTTGACCAAGCGTGGAATAGAGATTTCTGACTGGTACATCACGCCCCCAATAGCAAAAATTGGTTCGTTTACAGGTTGCGTGACAGGTTGGGGCGGGCAAAAAATTGCCACCATGAACACGCAAAACTCAAATGATTCCGAATGGGCATCCGCCACGCTCAAGGCGCTACTTGACCGGCTCGAATCACAGGCCGCAGCAGTGCTGTACTGGCTCTGGGATATGGACGAGCTATGAAAAGACCCGCACGCCTGGCCATGCAAAGATGCGGGGGCATCACTGCTCAGGGAGGAAAAGCAGCCGCAAGGGCGGGACTGCATGGCCGGGGAAGCGTGCGGGTGGAAAAGCATTCAGGACACCTGCCGCTCTATCGCAGCAGCGAGCCACAGCAGGGCAGCGGCAGCGGCATCAAGCGCAATGCTGACGCCGCGCAGGGCAACTGCGGGCAGCGTGAGCGCAGTCGATACGACGAAGGCCGCGAAGACGGCGCAGATGTAGAGGGCGCGCATTTAGTCCACCTTGGCGGGTTTGCGGGGCTTCATGTGCTTGCGGTGCAGTGCCCGGAGCAGCTCCCCTGTTGTGTGGAATGGCTCACGCGTCTTTCCGGTGGAAAGATCGCTTACGGCGCCTTGCGTCAAGTTGACGCGCAGCGCGATATCGGTCTGCGTGAGGCCGGTAGAGGTCAGATCAGAGATGATTTGTTTCCAGTCCATTCCCTCATTATCAGCGTGCTGATACGCGCTGTCAATCACCAAGCTGATATGCCATTTCTACGAACATGCAAACATCAATGCAGTGAAGCTATCGGGTGAATGCAATGAGTCAGACCAGCATGGGCGCGCGCATAGTCGCCCGCCGAGAATCCATGGGCTTAACCCAGATTGACCTAGCCAAGAGGTCCGGGGTAAAACAACCTGCACTGTCGGGCCTGGAGAATGGAACATCGAAATCCATATCCGGCGAAAACTTGGCTAAGTTGTGTAGGGAGTTGAGATTGACGCCAGAATTTTTACTTTGGGGAGGGCCACTGAACACCGACGAATCAGTGGCAATCGCGGAAGCAGAGGCCGCTTACATCATCCGGTCCATCAGTAAAGAGCAACGAGACATGCTCCTAACGATGGCCAGGTCGCTGCTAAAGCCGACCCAGCCGGTGCTTATGTGGGATGGCGGAAACACTTATGAGGCTAGACCACCACATTGATAGGTATTAGGGATGGCAATAATTCGAGCAATCAGGCGCCTTGTGCGCCTTTTTTCTGTCTTGGCGGATTGGGCGACTCAACCGCCATGCGTCTGTCACCGCGTTGACGGCGGCTGCGATCAGGGCCGCAAGTGTCCGCGACGTAAGCGCTAAGCACATCTAACAAAATCAGCAAGCTGATATAAAAAAACAATCGTATATTTATCAGCCTACTGATTGACAAGGCTTATCAGTAGGCTGATACTTCATCCCATCGACGCAAACAACGCGTCAGCAACTGGGCTAGACGCCCTTAGATGGAGTGAAGCAATGTCAAAGCAAATCGTGATTGCCCAACGTGGTTGGGTGTTTGTGGGTGATGTCAGCCGGGACGGTGATGACGTGACCATCAACAACGCTCAATGCGTGCGCCGCTGGGGCACTAGCAAAGGCCTTGGCGAGATCGCAAAAAACGGCCCCACCGAATCGACTGTGCTGGATGAATTCGGGACCGTGCGCTTGCACGCTCTGGGCATCGTTGCATCGCTGGATTGCGAGGCCACCAAGTGGGCCGCGCGCTGATTGATGGCGAGGCTGTAGCGATAAGTCACGGCTACGGCTACGGCTACGGCTACGGCTACGGCTACGGCTACGGCGACGGCTACGGCTACGGCTACGGCTACGGCTACGGCTACGGCTACGGCTACGGCGACGGCTACGGCAACGGCTACGGCAACGGCTACGGCGACGGCTACGGCGACGGCAACGGCGACGGCGACGGCGACGGCAACGGCGACGGCAACGGCTACGGCGACGGCAACGGCGACGGCAACGGCTACGGCTTTTGATATATGCGCCTTCGGGCGTTGTCAGCAACAAGGGGTGATAGATGATCCACACAACACTGAACCGAATCCGCGAGCACTCGCCTTGCGCAGAAGGTTGGACAAAGTTGCTCAAGCACCTGGGCAAGACAAAGCCGGATGACGAACCTGTTTCGTTCGTCACCATCCTCGAAAGCAATGGCCTTGATGATGCGTTGTGGTGCTGTCGCGCAGAGCCAGAGCAAGCGGCGCTGTGGCGCCACTTCGCGGTCGATTGCGCCGAGTCTGTGCACCACCTGATGACCGATGCGCGCAGCACTGCCGCGCTGGATGTTGCCCGCCGCCATGCAAATGGCGAAGCCACAGACAATGAATTGTCCGCTGCTTGTGCCGCTGCTTGGGACGCTGCTAGTGCCGCTGCTTGTGCCGCTGCTTGGGACGCTGCTAGTGCCGCTGCTTGTGCCGCTGCTTGTGCCGCTGCTTGGGACGCTGCTAGTGCCGCTGCTTGTGCCGCTGCTTGGGACGCTGCTTGGGACGCTGCTAGTGCCGCTGCTTGTGCCGCTGCTAGGGACGCTGCTTGTGCCGCAATGGCTCAACGATTCCGCTATCTCGTGACGGCTGGCCAATGGTCGCCGGTTGCTCAACAGGAGGCGGCGTAATGGGACACGCAGACATAGCACAAAGCGTTCTGGCCGAACTGGGCTACGGCGACATGACCGTGCCAGCCAGCAAGTTCAACGATGACGACTGGTATCTGTTCAACCCGCTGACGCTTGAAATCAAGGCTCAGTTCGGCGCATCGCAGAAGTTCCAAGCCTTAAGCGCAGTCAAGCCCGGCCTGAGTTGCGAGCGCGGTATGCGCGTTAAGTGCCTTGGTCTGTGGCGCCTGCCTGTGAAGGTGGCGTGATGGTCAAAGTCCTTTTCTGCACGAAAAAAGGCGAGGTGTGGCGCGTGGGCGTGATCGTCGGCCAATACCGGGCGATCAACTGCTACCGCGTCTTGATGTTGGATACCGGCGATCACTGCAACGTCCACCCCAACAATGCCATTCCAATTTTAGCGCGGTCGTTGTGATTGCCAAGAAAGCCTGATATGCCAAAAGTCATCACACGCTACGTACATGTCGCCGAAGACGGCACAGAGCACGCTAGTCATGAGGCAGCGCTTGCTCATGAGGTCGATTGCCTCCTGAGCAAAAACGACTACGGCGCTTATTTGCAGCGGTACGAAATCGAAGCAGTCGTTAAGCACTTGATCGCTCACTACACGCTTGAGCCCAAGCCTGCCGCCGTACTGCTGACCGAAGACCCAGACCACGCATGAACCTCATCACATCGGAGGGCTACCAAATGATCGACACCGACAAGCACCCATTGCACCGCTTTGCACCTGGCCAGATTGACGGGCCGCACAAAGCCAAGCGCCGCCCATTGCTAGAGAGCGCTGCCATCGCGGTTATCTATCTTGCCTCTGTCGCCATCGCGGCATTTTTGATCGGCTGGGGCTACGAAGAGTTGAGCCGCGTTGACTGGTCGCAGCTTTATGTGAGCAAGTCATGAGCAACGCATTAGCTATCCTCCACGAGGACATTTACGGCACGCGGGATACGTTCGTTTCCGTGCGAAGCGACGACAAGCTGAACTTTGAAAAAGAAGCAGGCTTTGCTATCCAAGCGATCACAGCAAACGACTACTCATGCAAAGTTGCAATGAGCAATCGGCAGTCTGTGGTGAACGCTGTGAACAACATTGCAGCTATAGGCATCAGCCTGAACCCAGCGAAAAAGCAAGCCTACCTTGTCCCGCGTGATGGGAAGATTTGCCTTGATATCTCTTACATGGGCCTGCTTGATCTGGCTATCCAGTCAGGTGCCATCCAATGGGGCCAAGCTGAGGTTGTCTACACGGCTGATGGGTTCGCGTTGAATGGATTTGATAAGCCGCCCACACACACACGCAATCCATTTGCCAAAGATCGCGGGCCAATCATCGGCGCTTACTGCGTTGTCAAAACGTCATCTGGAGACTACCTGACAACCTGCATGAGCATTGATGAGGTGCACGAGATTCGAAATAGGTCAAGCGCATGGAAGGCGTGGGAGTCGAAGAAAGCCCGGTGCCCATGGGTTACAGACGAAGGCGAGATGATCAAAAAGACCGTGATCAAGCGCGCATACAAGATGTGGCCAAAGGCTGAGAAGTCTTCGCTTGAGCGCGCTATCCACTACCTGAATACCGATGGTGGGGAGGGTCTAGCGGACATAGGAACAACGCAGGCGACAAGCGGTATGCCATCTGGCGGTTCACCAAAGGATGGCTACATGGAGAAGCTATCAATTGAAGCGCAAGAGTACCTGCGCGAACTGTCTGCAAATGTTGATGCGGCCTTTCGTAGCCCTGAATCTGGCACCCCGATTGCCTTTGATCTGGTCGAGGCTGAAAACCTTGAGGCAGACCAAAAGATTGCGCTGTGGGGCCTTCTTGCTTCTGACGTTCGCCGCGAGCTGAAGAAGGAAGGCGAGGCCCGCCGATCCGCTGCAAAGCAAGCCGCCTAAACCTACGGACGGCCACCCCCAAGGGTCCGGTTAGCACCAAGGCCGTCCACCAATTGAAAGAGCACATGAGCACATCACCCACCCTGCCGCCGCTGCCTGAGCTTGACGCCATTGCATCCACTGTGATGCGTATTGTTGGCCTGCAAAAAGGCGCCGCCCGGCACGTCGCCGAAATCACACTCGAATACATGGCGCAAGACCGCGCAACCCTCGCATCCAGTGCAGCAGAGCCCGCCGCCCTGTCCAGCCAGGCGCCCGCAGATGAGCGTGATGTGGCGTTGAGCAAGATCGCCGACTGGAACAGCCACACCACTCAGATGTCCGTTGACTACGGCTCCAACGGGGTGCGCGACTTTTACCGGCAGATCGCCTGCGCAGCCCTGCAATCCCGCCAGCCTGCCGCACCTGTGGCGCCTGTGGCACCTGTGGCTGCGGTGCCGGAGGGGTGGAGACTCACCTTTGAGTCAGATCGTGCGATCAAAGTGCAAGGCCCTGGGCTGGGCTGCATCGTCACCGACATCGAATTACTGGAGCGCAGAGTGCCAGGCGAGGTGCTGTATGCCCTGTGCCGCGCCCTGATCAAAGCCTCCCCCACCCCGCCAGTGCAGCCAGCACGCGATTACTACTCTGAGCTGCTGATCGCCCGCGCCGCGATCAAAGAGCTTGAGTCAAAGGTATTCGACCAAGAGCAGGCTTTGGCTGTTCTGCGCGCCAGCGTTGCCAGCCATCAGCGTGACATGGCTGACCCCCCCTCATACCTGCAAGACGCTGTTATCAAGGCCGCAGGACTCGGGGCGATGGCCGAACAAGTCGCAGCCCTCAAGAAGCAACTTCAACAACAAAACAAGGAAATCTAAATGCCCAAACCCAAACGAGGCCACAACGACAGCGACCCCATCATGCAGCGCCTAATGGGCAGGATTGAATACCTGCACTTGGTGGGGCGCGTGAAAGACCCTGAGCTGATGTTGACTGCTTACGAGTTCCTGAGCGAACTGATGGATGCGGGGCAGGGGGCCATTCATTCCAAGGGCTCGGATGAATCTCTGACGCGCATCGACGGGATCATCAACCGCATCAGGGGCACCAAATGAAATGGCTCTCCGACCTGCTTTCCCGCTTGTTCGGTGTGTCGCCGGACCCCAAGCACCATTGCCCGCTGTACCAGCAATGCGCGCACGTCGATGGTCCTCTGTGCCATGTCCCCACGTGCTCGGATCGTGCCGCCGCCCTCACCGCCGCCCAGGCAGAAGGGGGGAGCAAGTGAGCCGCAATAGCCCTATTCCCGTGCGCCTTCGTAGCGCTTTCGTGGCGCACATGGTTTCTCATGATTTTGAGCAGATGAGCGATGGCGCATGGTTCGCCACACTTGAAGCGGCGGCGCAAGAGTTCATCGACAAGCATCGTCTGAAATTTGCCTGCAACAACAGCGCAACACACCAATACCTGCGGATTGCCGAACTGTCGAGTCGAGCACTCGCCACCACCCAGGAGCCCAGCCATGAGTGACCAAACACAACTGCTGCGCGAGGCGCTCGTTGCGCTTCAGCACCATGAAGCCCAGACACGCCCGATTGAGTTGACTAGCAACGTCATCTTCGCCATTCTCGAACACCTCTCTGCACCGGCACAGCCCGCGAGCGGGGAGGCTGTGGCTTGGGTGACTCCGGATGATGTGGCTGACTTTGGCAAAGGCCCCGGCGAAAGCATTTTCATGTTCGCAAAACACGGCAAATGGAC